TTCTCATTTGATCTATTTCATCTAAAACTTTTTTAACTTTTTGATCATTATCCATTTTCTTAAATTCTTTATCACGATTATCATGTGCAGCTTTCAACGTAGGATTAATTGATATATCTCCTGATGGTCCGCAATACATTACCCACATATTATGTCTTAATGTTGTACCATTTCCTACTGTAGGAATAGTATCCGTTATATAAAATGCTGAATAACCGTTCTGTCCTACACTTGCTCTTGGTAATACACCTGAATTAACTACTATTTTTGTAGTTTGATAATATGCTTGATTTCCTATTGGTCCGTTAGATATTGTTGTATATACTGAACCTAACAATCCATACGTACTTGGTGATGTTGTAAAACTTTGATTACCACTAGTACCAACTGCTGACGTACTTCCATTAGTATACCATTCACTAACCGTATAATAATTACCAGGATACAGCACTTGAAAAGCAAATCCTGATGTTGGAACATTACTATCAGCAACCCAATTAAATAAAGGTGCTCCATAAGTCAATCCACTAGTACTTGAAGTAGTAAACGAAGGATAATTCAGTGTAGTTAAAGAATTACCACCTCTCCATGAATTCCAAATCGCTCCAGTATTAACATTTGGTGATGAATTAGGATCTGATGTTGGATCCCACAATTTACACGCATATTCAATTATAACATTTCCACAATTACTAATATTACTAGATGGTGCAATAGCTGACAGCAACCAAAAATTTGCTTGAGTTGTTTGATCTTTACCATGGTTTGCATAATCAACATAATACCCATCGAACACTGACCCTCTAATCTCTCGTTTTTTAAATGGATTAATAAATGACATATAAGGTTCCCATACTGAAAATTGTTTCGCTTTTTTATGAGATATTGCTGTAGTATAAACACTGTTAGGTGATTGACCACTAAAAGTATCACCTATATCAGGATCATAAAAACCACAAACTGCACCTTGTGTACTACTAGGTTGACCAGTTTGAAATATAACTTTAAAATTTAAAAATACAAATTTTTCAAAAATACTTGCTACTTTTGCTAATCTTGG